CCATCCCATATACACTGTGTAGCTCTATTCTGTGGTAACTGAATTGATGTTCCATTTGCAAAGCTTGCTGGAGTAATAGTTGCTAGTCCTGCACCTTTATTTGTAAAAATCTTAAACTCACCTACAGTAGTTCCATTTGCCAAGCTAACCGCTAAAGGCGAGCCTTGATTACATATTATTAAAGAAGCAGCTGTATTTGCTGCGCCATCACTAGTTATTGTTGAAGAACTAAATGCTGCTTTATTTAATTCAACTGAACCAGTACCCTTTGCAGTAAGTGAAAGATTTAAGTTAGATCCAGTACCAGTAGCAGATAAAGCAGGTCCAGTTGTACTTGCTCCGTTTGCAATTGTTAATTCATTAACAGCACTACCTGTTGCAGTAAGCTTAATGATTTCATTTCCATTAGCATCATTTATTAAAGTTCCAATTGTTGGTGAATTTATTATCGGTGTAGTCAATGTCTTATTTGTTAACGTCTGTGATGCTGCTATTGTTGTAATTGTACCAGCTCCACTAGGTATAGTAATTGTTCCACCATTTGTAATAGATGCAATAGTAGGAGTGGTAAGTGTCTTATTTGTTAACGTCTGTGTAGCAGTATCTATTACTACATTACCTCCGGCATCCGGTAAAGTAATCGTTCGATCAGCAGTAGGATCTTCTACAACTAACTTGGTTTCATGAGCATCCTCAAAACTTTTACCTTCAAACACAACGGCGGAATCTATAATAGACACTTTTGTACTTAATGTACTGCTATCACCTCCAAAATGTGTATATATCTCTTTGAAGTTTAAATTTATCTTATTTCCGGCAGAACGTAAAGTATCACCTGTACCATCATTTGCCGAAGAACCTATGCTTATATCTAATCTTGCCATGTTAAATCCTAATTATACCTTTATTTATACTAGAAAGATGAATCAGTTATCCTTCTAGTGAATATTTCGTTATCCATAGTTTCTAGTGTCATTGAGAAATCTGGAGTTGCATTTTCATCACTATCTCTAATTGAGCTATCATCAAATGTAAATGAGTTTGGTGTGATTACTTGTTTTATTGTATGATAAGTTGTATCAAGTTGTGATAATGGAATATTTTGATAATCACTTATAATCTCTGCTAAGTTTGATCTTACATTTCCACCGCCTGAATCTATTAAAACAGTAGTTTGTACAAACGGCAATGAAAATGCCATGGTCGCCTGTGATAAGAGTGTTGGCCCAGGCGATGAGTCTTCAATTGATAACGGCGCTGTTGCGCTCAGTGCACCTACCGTATCTGAAACAACCTCACCTTTAAAGTAAAATCCTGCGGGATGTATAAACTTTTTATATAATTCTGACCATTTATTTGTATCAATACCTGTTTTTACTAATAAACCAAACGTTTGAAATAACTCATTGTCTTGTAAGAACTTTAATGACTCAACACCTATAGTACTTGCAGAGTCTCCAATATTAAATATCGATTCTTTACCATACTCAACATCTCCTACTTGTTGGAAGAATAATCTAAAAAATTCTTGGAAACTAAACTTTGTTCCTTTGTTTCTTGCTAGCTCTGCCAATCGAGTTAATGCATACCTAGTACTTGTAAAGTTTTCACCTGTTTCTAATCCACCAGCAATCTCACTAACAAAATTATTTAGTAAGTCACTAGGCATCTCTTGAGTGTCTTTTTTAGAAAACAGTTGTCTTACATCATCACCAAAAGCGTGTGTTCCGTTATCTGAATCTAAGAAGTCATAGTATTTTTCTAAAAAAGTTACAAGTTTTGGAAACTCACTAGTGTAATATTCAGGTAAAGCTTCACGTACCTTTCTTACTTGAAAGTTCTTAAGCCTTCTTTTACTATGATAATTAATAGACATTAAATGCTAACCTGTGTATTTTGAAAATCAAGAAGTGCTCTTGAAGTTGATGTTGAAGTATCAATGTCAAGAATATAATTACGTAATGGTCTTATAGTATTTTGATTTGCAGGAGTTACAGTAAGTGATATAAAGCTCCCATCTATAGAAGATGGCTTAAATCCTACCAAGCTTACAGTGCCAGTATCTTGATTATAAGACCCTACATTATCATTCTCAACGGTTCCATCAACTGAAACAATCTGTATTTTATTACTACTTAGCTTATTTTGTAATGTGCATGCTTGACCGTTAAATGTAAATCCTGATGATGTTAATACCGGTAAGTCAGCCGTCGGTATGGCAAGCTTTACTGGAAAAATTATATCATAACCAAGAGAAATATTATTAGTAGGAGTAAATGTTTGTACCATCTTAACATCTATCTTAGAGTTTAAAATTGCAGGATCTAGTGCATCAATAATAGTAAGTATATTTGATCTTCTAAAAACTTTATTAAATCTCTGTAAGTTAGTTCCAAAAAATGAATTTATTCTGGTCTGTACTAAGTTTTGCATTGCTTGCCCAGTAGAACTAGTCAAGTCTGGATCTAAGTTAAATGTCGTAGTAAGTTGAAGATTAGTTGTTACAGGATCAACAAACTCTGTTGTTATTGACATCACTGACATGTTATCAGTTAAGTCTGTTTTTATCTGGTTTTTTACCGATACTTGAGTACTATCAGTTATGCCAGTCTTAAACTTTAGTCCTACATATACTCTACCGTAAATTGCAGGAACATTATCAGCACCACCATAAGAAGTCACATCATCTAAGTATGCGCTAAAGTTTGATAATATTTGCCCTTTATAATCTTCTGCAGTAACTAGTCTTCGTTGTGATGTAAAAGCAATAGGAGCGTTTTGCCTTATAGATTCTATATTTTCTTTAAATGCTCCTCCTGCTGAATTAGATTCAGTAACAACAAGCATATTATATGCTACCGAGTTAATTGTAATAGGAGAAGATGCATTAAATGAAGAAGCTGTATTAGCTACACTTCCTTGAGTTGATAAGTAATCAACTATTATCTTGTTACCCGCAATTGGAGCTTTACCAGTTGTAAGACCGTCACCAAATATTAATTCATAATATCCATTAGGTACCTCTTTAATCTGATAATAAGTTGAGTCATTTTCTATTCTAACTGCTTTCTTTATATCTGTATATGTGTCAAATAATGTTGATGCTGCAGTCGGAAATACTCGAACACGAATCGTAGTAGTGTCCATTGTAACATCAGGTATCACATATATTTGTGTATCAGAAGTGTCACCTACAAAAAATGTCTTTGTTTTTTCTGTTCCTTCGAAGACAGGTATTCCTGTTCCACCAGTATCATTTAAAAATTGATAAGTGCCATTTCCATCATCGTTTGCGGTAAATGCTTCTCTTGTCTGAAATGTATATGATACTCCATCAATACTTGAAGTAAACTGTGTGTTTCGAGGTAATATAATGGCATTAGGTCTTGGTGTTGGAATACTACTTAAACTTAAATTTAAAGATGCTTCTGAAGACACATAAGATCTCGGTACGTAGCCTAAGCCTTCGGCAAGAGCGGCAACAGAACTTCTTAGTTGTGCTGTATTAATAAAAGATTCGTTTAAGGCAAAGTTAGCATTTAAGCCCGTAAAGTGTGTATTATAGGCTAATACATCTAAAATATTACTTAGGCCTGATGCTTCGAAGTCATAATCTGCAAACTCCGTTTGTTGTTTTAAGTATTCTTTTAACTTACTCTTTATAGTATCAAAGTCTAATTGCGTTGATTTAATTGTTGTTGACATTATCTTAACCTTGTTAAATCTATATTTGTAGTTACAGTCTCATTTGTATTGACAACTCTAAATGTTACTGTCACATTAATTTGATGACTATCATCATTTAAGTTACTACTTATGTTAGTAACTTTTGCTCTAGGTTCATATATTTCTATAGCATTTATTATTTGTTCTTCTAAATCTTCATCATCTATATCTGTATTAAGCGCAAATAATAATGAGTTTAAATTTCCACCAAATCTTGGAAGAAAAGGTTTCTCACTAAAATTTGTCATTAATAAGTTTTTTACTGCCTGTTTTACTGCAGCTGCATCTTCTTTTTTAAATACGTCTCCTGAAAGCTTTTTAGCAAAAGATAGGTCAATATCTTTGGATGTCTTTGTGCGAGAAGTAAGTATAGTTTTACTTCCTAAGTTTCCATCCTCAATTGAAAAAGCTCTTGTTGGCATAGTTTATCCTTTTTTCTATTTATACGGTTACGTAGTAGGTAATGCTTCCATAAGTTCATTTGTTACCTGTGAGAAGTTATTGTATCTAGTTTCCACTTCATTCTTATAAGTAACTGTCCATGGAGGAGTTATTTCAGGCATAACAATAATAATCTGAGCATTTAATGATCCATCAGGATTGTAGTTATCATAGTCTAATATAAGCTTTTCAAAGTTCAGTGTATCTTTTAAATACACGGCTAAGTCAAATGTCTTTTCAATTGCAATTTCACCTTTCATATTAATTAGCTCATACACAACTGCTCTTCCTCTTGACATTAAGTAATTAATTCCATCACTAACATCAAGCTCTTCACCCTCTTCTGCTCTATATAATCCTTCAGCCACTTGTAACCTAAAATCTTTGAACTCATTAACTGCTTTATATGAGTTAACAGATCTTAAAACGCGAGCATGTAATGTATACTGTTTTGCTAATTTTAATCTTATATTATCATCAAGTATATGAGTTAAAGTAACTGGATCTCCGGATCCT